GTTATAGGGAAGACTTATCAGTACGCCGTAGATTCGGATGAGCCTGTCAATGTGGCAGTCTATAGGCCAAATTTTTCAAATGTGTCAAAGGGGACAGGCTCTCTCGTTTTTACAGCACAAGACACGGTAAGCCAATTATATGTTGCGCCTAGAACCACAAACACAGTTACATTCTCAAACCCCACAATCCGAGAAGTACCAGACTCAGCGCTAATATTTGAAAATGGCGAGGTAGATGGTAGCGACCGCCTGTTAGTAACTGAGAAGCAGGACGGTAGCGGCTTCTTAGGTGCAGACTTGTGGTATGACGGCACAAAAACTATCACGGGTAACGCCACAGCACCCACTGATGACTCAATAACTATTAATGAAACAGGTGCGGCATTGGCGGCGGTGGGCATCACCGCTCCTGTCGGCCCTATCACAGTGACAGGTGACTGTGAGCTAATATCTGGGCAGGTTGATCTTAGTGTCATACCCGGATTTTCAGGTGTTGCAGCTTCTATTACTAGCAGTGGCACGTTTAGCTTTGATTTAGAGTCACAGGGTGCGGTGGGGTTCAAGAGGGCATTCATTGGCGGCGCAGTAGCCAACATAACCAACATTAAAGTTGATGTACGCTACGATTACGCAAGCGGCGCAAGCCCTAGCACAAACCCATACAGCAACGAATATAGCAACGAGTACTCATAGGCGGGAACATGACAAAACGACAGGAAGCACAGGCAGGCGCGGTAGATGCCTATTCAAGCATGACGGGCGGGCCTGCAGGCTCAGTAACTCCAGCGGTTGCATCAAGCTTTATGCAGGTATTGCTCGATAAGTCGGCAATGCTTGATGAAATACCGGAAGGTGCAGGGATTGTAGACTATAACGATGCTACTACATCGGTTACGCCTATTGCCTTGACTACTAACACTTGGACGACCATTACTAATGATGGTGCTGGGGCATTCACAAACACAGCCTATTTGCCGGAGGGTGTAACCTCCCTGATGGACACCGCCACAGGTGAGTTTGATTTTTCCCAGTTATCCCTTGGTGATAATGCTTTTGTTAGGAATGACTTTACGGTGACGCCAAACACAAATAACGCGCTGTTGAGCCTTCGCTATCAACTTGGCGCAAGTGGCGCGTCTTACACTTTGGAGACTATAATTGGACGATTAGACAGCGGAAGTGGCCAGCCGTATAGATTCAGCTTAACGCCGCAAATGATTTACATGGGCGACACAAACACAAAGGATAATCCTGTAAAGTTGCAAATTAAACTTTCCTCTAACGGCTCAGTGGTAAACGCTGGCTCATCTATCGGCATAGTGCGGAGATAAGAATGATTAAATTATATAGGGATGATGCCGCCAAGAGCATATTTATTGAAGACGACAATGGCGCTCAATTTCCAAACTCACTACAAGCTATAAAGAATGCAGACGATAGTGTTTCTATTATTGATCTAGCGAGATCAATTGAGATTGTTTCGAACGAGCCATTTTCAGAGTTTGTTGATGATTCAGCTAATCAATATGGGTTAACCGCACAGGGTACTGTTGACGCCCTTAATACTGAATTTTCGGCCAATGGTACTATTACTAATGACTTGCCAAGTATAACAAGCAATCTGGGCGTTTCTTTGACTGAAGGTGAGACACTTAACTATGAGTTAACCGCTGACTATGGCGTAGGCTATGAGTGGGATTTATCAAACGTACCAGGTGTAACTACAGTTGACGGTAACGTAAGGAAGATTATAGGCGGCTCAGGTCTGGCTGCTGGAGAGTACGCAGTCCCTGTAAAGGCGATTAACTACAACGGCGAAGATAGTCAAGTTATAGAAGTCAGTGTAGGCTCTCCCCCTTTTGCTAATACAAAAAGCGTGCAGTTTAACAACAATGACTTCCTTTCATCAAACGCAGGCATTCTACAGAATGTGCTTGGCAGGTCGGCTAATGGCTCTGGAAGCTCCGATGCATGGTCAGTTGCTCTTTGGTTTAAGGCAGGAACCGCCTCTAATGCCTCTCAAACAATAATTTACTATGGTGGGCAAGATGTAGCTAATGGCGGTCACTTCCAGATAAAGTATAACGGTCAAAGCAATGCAAAAAGGCTCGAGATGCGTTATGGAACTAGCAACAATAGGCTTAACTTTGTAACTCAAAACAATAGTATTGTTGTTGGCCAATGGCATCATGTACTTGTTAGTTACGATGGAGGCACCACTGGCTCTAGCAGTGGGTCTATGTCTAGCTACTATGGCCGATTTAGGTTCTTTATCGATGGTGTTGATATAACATCGTCTAATACAAACTCGAACAATAACTTCGGTTATACCGGCTCAGTTCTTGGTCAGAATTTTAATATAGGTAAATATAACAACGGTCAAACTCTTAGGAATAATTGTAAGATAGATGAACTTGCTGTATGGGACAGCGATCAAAGTTCTAATGCCTCGCTAATATACAATAACGGCAATCCTCACGATTTAATTAACCTATCACAAGCGCCTGCGCACTGGTGGAGAATGGGGGACGGCGATTCATTCCCGTACTTGTTTGATGTTGGCACTGAAGCTAACACCATCTTTATAATGAATAATATGACGGCCGCTGATATTGTCAGCGATACCCCATAGAAGAATTGCGCGAGGATACTATAGTGAGTTACAGGACGTTTTTGCACAAAGACTGCGACAAAGAGGTTTTCGGGCCGTTATTTAGCAAGCATCCTTACTACAGGCGAGTAGGTGAAGACGGCCACGCCTTCTTTACTGGTACGCTTAGAGAGCTGGTTGATACGCAGTATGACTACAGAGACCTGACGAATTACGAATGGACAGGGCAGGAGTTATACGATTATCTGCACAGCGAGATTGGAGATGGAGGCTACATGGGGGCGGTAGAGGTGACACGGACTCAGGCTGGAATGGTATGCATTTACGCCTCTAGTATTGCGCCGCCTACAGACCCCTAAACTGGCTCTGTATGTGCTGCAGTAATAAAATTTAATTATGATTAAAAAAGATAGCTTAAATGGTGTTAAGTTGTTGCTTCAGGAATCAAACTGAAATGTAGAGGCGGTTTAACTTGAGTGTATGGCCCTGCTTTGTGGGGTCATATTAGCTAGCCAGAGGTTAGTATGGTATTAAAAGTTAAGCAGTCAGTAGATAGCGGTTTGTCGCAGGCTTTAAATGGTGATATTAAAATAGACCGAAAGCCACTACCACCAAAAAAACGGAAGGTTAAAAAATGAGCGTTGTAGTCGGTGTAGATAGCTATATGTCAGAGGCTGAAATGGTTGATTATGCCGCAAAGCGTGGTGTTGTCTTGGTTTCTGATGTGTCTGTGCTTTTGATTAAGGCAATGGATTACCTAGAGGCTCAAAACTTCAAAGGTCAGAAAACAGACCCATCTCAGCCGCTTCAATGGCCTAGAAAGAATGCTGTTATAAATGGCGTGCTGGTAGATTCCAGCACTGTACCTGCAGAGGTTGGCAACGCTCAGGCTGTTATAGCGTTGTCTATTGATTCAGGTTATAACCCTTTAGATACCTATGGCCCAGCTATCAAGCGAGAGAAGGTGGACGTTATCGAGGTGGAATATCAAGATAATGCAGGTGCAACTGATTACTCTCCAGCTATAACTTCAGCGCTTCGGCCTTTGGTTGGTAGTGGTTTTAACTCGGCATTTATACCTGTGAGCGCTGCGAGATGAGTATAGCTGATACGGCTAAAAAGCTGCTGGTTAAGTTTGGTGAGCCGATAGAGTTTACCTATAAAACTGGTGGCGCTTACGACCCAACAACGGGCGGCAGTAGTGGTGAGTCAGTGGTAGCGGTTAGCGGTAACGGCTATCCTTCAGGTTACAGAAAGGCAGACATATCAGGGACAGCTATACAGTCGGGAGATGTGCGGCTAGTTGCTGAGAGAGTTGGCGAAAGGCCGTTACCTGATTGGAATTGCTTAGTTGATGGTAAAGTTTACAGAGTAATTAGTGTTCAGCCAATTCGTAAAACAGGAGCGGATGTTATTTATATCTGTCAGTTGAGAAAGTGAGTACAGAGAGCGTCAGAAAGGCGCTAGATGGCATCCTAAACGATTGGGCCACCACTGAGGGTGTAACTGTCGCATGGGAAAATGTCGCCTCTGACGTAGCACTGCAAGCCCCTTTTGTTATGCCGTTTCTGTTACCAGTTGAGACTGCAAACGTGGGTGTGGCAATTTCTGATAATCAGGATTTTAGCGGAATCTATCAGGTTAGCGTCTACACTGAAAAGGGCAAGGGCACAAAGGATAGCAGGGATATTATCAACAGCTTATTAACAGCTTATTCAAGGGGTGTTACTGTGAATATTCCAGTAACTAACGGTAATCAAAGGGTTCTGGTTGAGGCTAGCTGGGCATCTCCCGCTATAGATTCGGCGGCGTGGTATAATGTACCCTTGTCAATACGCTATAGGCTGTTCGCGTGAGTTTCGCGAGTGATATAAAGAAGTTTGCGCTTGGCGCTGGCGTCCACACTGATGAAGCGGTTAGGGCGTTTAACACCGAGATCACACGGCAGGTTATACAATTAACGCCAGTTGGTAATCCTGATTTATGGAAAAGTGCGCCCCCAGAAGGTTATACA